GCTGATGGAGTTACCGGCAAGCAAGACGGATATTTTACATCCTGACGAGCTACGAGATGCAAGGGCGCAGATGACAGAGGAAACGTACTTAACTGAGTACGAGATTAGCTTTGACGCTGCTGTTCCTGGCGCATACTACGCAAAGCAAATAACTGACAGTTACAGCAAAGGCCGCGTAGGTAAGTTTTACGCTGACAAGGAGTTTGAAGTTGATGTGGTTGCTGACCTTGGCTACACCGATTCCTGTAGTTGGTGGGCTTGGCAGACCACGCCTGATGGCTACAAGATTGTTGACTTTTACGAGGCAGACGGCCAGCCTATAAGCCATTATATTGATTGGGTCAAGAACAGGCCGTATAAAGTTGGTACGGTTTACTTACCTCACGATGCCAGGGCAAAGAGCTTGCAAACTGGTAAGAGTATTATAGAGCAATTCTTATCTTCTGGTATTACTCCCAAGATTGTACCGAGCATGGGGTTGCAGGATGGAATTGAGGCGGCGCGTATGGTGCTGCCTAAGTGCTATTTTAACGAAGATGCGACATATGATGGGATTGAGCATTTACGCTCTTATATGCGGGAGTGGGACGAGCGCACGCAGATGTTTAGGAACAAGCCTCGCCATGACCAGCACAGCCATGCGTCTGACGCTTTCAGGTATCTTGCTCTTTCTGCCAAGCCTACTGGTGGAAGCAAGGCACCTAGCGAAGATGGGCAAAAACAGTTAAAAAGCAACGCAATGTATGAGTTCACGCTTGATGGAATTTGGGACTGCCAGCCTTCACAATTAACAAGAGTCGGATAATGGAACAGACAAGCACAATTAAGAGCATAAATGACTTTTCCGACACGCCGCAGGGCATGGCGCAGCGTTGGTCAAGTGAGATAGAGGCTTCTAAGAAGGAGCTTGAGCGGTTTCAAGAGGATGGTGACAAAATAACGCGCAGATACTTAGATAAGCGCGACGAATGGGGGAAAGAAGAAACCAGGATTAACCTGTTCTGGTCGAGCATGAAGGTTTTGTTGTCCTTGCTTTACGCAAGGCCACCAAAAGCTAGTGTTGCGCGGTCTTTTCTTGATTCTGCTGACGATCAGGCGCGGGTTGCTGGTGTTATAATACAGCGCATTCTTAACCGTAGCTTTGACGACAACGTATCTAACTGGGATTCAGCTATACGCCAGTGCATTGAGGACTGGTTGGTTGTTGGAATGGGCCAAGCGTGGCTAAGATACGCTGTAGAAACAGAGGAAGAGGTAATACCGGCTGAAATCGACCCTATGACGGGCGAAGAAATAATGTCGGAACAGGTTACCGAGCGCATAATTGATGAAACAGCGCCGATTGACTACATTTACTGGAAAGATTTTTTCTATTCTCCTGCGCGGGTATGGGGGGAAGTACGGTGGGTAGCGCGTCGGGTCTATATGACGCGGGATCAGCTTATAAAGCGGTTTGGTGAGGAAATTGGCAAGGTTGTTCCGTTGTTTTCGTCTACATCTAAGGACGTAAACTCGCAAACGCCTAAACATGACCCTTGGGCGCGTGCAGAAATCTTTGAAATCTGGTGCAAAGAGGACAAAAAGGTTTATTGGTACGCAAAGGGCTGTGAGGTCATACTTGATGTTAAGGATGACCCCTTAGAGCTTGATGAATTTTTTCCTTGCCCCCCACCTTTAGCTGCGAACCTTACAAGCAGCAACTTTATGCCGCGTGCTGATTATATCTTTGCACAGGATCAGTTTACAGAGCTTGATGAGATAAATACGCGCATAACTTGGTTGACGAAAGCGGCTAAAGTCATTGGTCTTTACGACAAGAACAACGATGGCATTCAGCGTATGTTCAGCCAAGCTGCTGAAAACCAGCTTATTCCAGTTGATAACTGGGCTATGTTTGCTGAGAGCGGCGGGATTAAGGGTAAGGTTGATTGGGTTCCTATTGATCAGGTTGTCAACGCTATCTCTGCATTGCGTATCTACCGGCAAGACCAAACAACTCAGATTTACGAAGTTTTAGGTATTTCTGACATTATGCGCGGTTCTACCAAAGCCTCAGAAACGGCTACAGCCCAGCAAATCAAGGCGCAGTTTGGCTCAACGAGAGTTGAGCTAAACCAGTTCTACATTGCCGAGTGGATTACTAACCTTTTGCGTATAAAAGCGGAGATTATTAGTAAGCATTGGCAACCAGAAACGATTGCCATGCGCTCTAATATCATGCGTACACCTGACGCGGAGTTTGCTGGCCCTGCTATACAGCTTATTAAAGACGAGCGTTTGGCTGAGTACAGAATTAGCGTAGAGGCTGATTCATTATCGGCAATGGATTGGGCGCAAGAGCGTGACAGCGCGGTACAGTTTATGTCAGCCATGGGTGCGTTTGTGGCGCAGATTGGCCCTATGATTCAAACTGTTCCTGGCTCGTCTCCTTACTTCTTGAGGCTGTTACAGTGGTCTGTTTCCAAGTTTAAGGTTTCTTCAGAGATAGAAAGTGTGCTGGACCAAGCTGTTGCACAGTTACAGGCTAATCCTCCCCAGCCTCCTCAACCGTCTGCCCAAGATCAGGCAGAGACAGCGGCAGAAGTGGCAAGGGCCAAGGAAAGAGAAGCCAGCGCGATAGAAACTCAGGTAGACACTCAGACCAAGATATTCCAGCTAAACCAGATGTCAAAAAACGCTGTGCAGCCGAAACGTCCTTTGCCACCTATTATCGGATAATCAAATACAGGGAAAAAGACAATGCCGATGGCTAAAATGCAATTATACGCTGAAATCCTGCGCCAACTGGGAGAAATCCCTAACGACTACGACGAAGAAATGGTGGTAGAAGAAGAAGTGTTGCCAGAAGAAGAAATGTTGCCAGAAGAAGTTGTTTTAGAAAAAACTCCTTAATTTATGAATACGGTCGCATATGAATACGGTCGCAAAAGGCGCGGGTTTTGGACTGCTTGAGTATGGAATAGCCGGGATTTTCATTCTGTTCCTAATTGGCTTGTTTTGGTTCACGCAAAGGGCGGCACAGAAAGAGCGCGAGACAATTGAGGCGAGAGATACAGAAAGAGAGACAAAATTGCGACTAACCGTGGCTAAGTCGTTTGACGAGAGGCATGAGGATTCAATTAAACTGTTCTGCAAGGTTTCTCGGATTGAAGCCAAGCTGAACATTAAAGACACGCAAGATCGTGATGGGTGTTAATTATTACAACGGCAAAGGCTTAATTCAATGCCAAGCAAGTCTAAAAAACAAGCCAAGTTTATGGCTGCTGCGGCAAACAACCCTGAATTTGCTAAAAAGGCTGGTATTCCTGAGCCGGTGGCGAAAGAATACGCCGCTGCCGACAGGGAATCGAAACAGTCAATGCAAGCAAAAGCATTGAGGCAAAAAACATGAAAAGAACTTACAAGTATGACAAAAACCAAGGCAAGCTAATTGAGATAACTAAACAAAAACAAGGCCCAGCCGACAAGAAGGTATTTGTTTCTGACGCTCATTACGATGGTTTAGTGGCGACTGACGGGACAGACATAGGCACAAGAAAAAAACACCGTGAATACATGAAGTAAAATAACCTAACCACAGTGGATGATTTTACTAATAGCTGGTCGGAAGCAAGGGAAAGCCGTGAAAATTATATGCAAAACGGCGGAACTTTCCGAAAAGAAGATATTGCTAGAGCTATCCACAAAATAGAAAGCAAATAAAATGGATGAAGAACCTGCCACAACAGAAGAACCTAGCTCTTTAAGAGATGCGATTGAATCGGCTGTAGGACAAGAAGAAGTTGTTGACGAGCCGGTACAAGAAGAAGTGCAGCAAGAGGTTTCTGACTCTTTTGAGAGTGAAGCCGTTGAAATCGAACCTGACGAACAGCCGGAGCTTGAATTAAACGCTGAACCAGCGCCAAAAGAAGCTATCCGCCCTGGCCCAAAGTCTGAGCCAAAGAAACAAGAGAAAGCGCCTGTTTCCTGGCGTCCTGATGTAAGAGAACACTGGGCTAAACTACCCGATAGCGTTAAGAGTGAGGTACAGCGCAGAGAACGCGAAGTACAGCAAACCCTCAAAGATACATCTTCTGCTCGTAAATACGCGGAAGCCGTAAATAAGGTTATTGAGCCTTATCAGGTGTTTATTAAGGCTGAGAACAGCAATCCGTTACAGGCCATTGATAATGTCATGGCTACTGCTGCAAAGCTGCGTACAGGCACAGCGCCAGAAATTGCACAGCTTGTTTCTGGTATTGTGAAGCAATTTGGTGTTGGCCGGTTTGGGCAAGACTTTATTTCTCAGTTAGATGGCGCGTTGGTCGGTGAAATCCCGCAGAATCACGACCAGAACACTCAGTTGCAGCAAGCTATCCAGCAGCAGCTTCAGCCTGTTCAAAACTTTATGAATGAGTTTCAACAAGCCAAGCAGAACCAAACCCAGCAGGTTCGCATAGAGGCTCAAGGCGAGGTTCAGGACTTTATTGAAAAAGCTGAGTTTTCAGAAGATGTACGCGAAGAAATGGCTGATTTAATGGAGGTAGCTGACAGGCGCGGGAGAGACC